GGTATGGTAATTAATGTGTTTGCTGCGCTCTTAGCCTTCAACGTTTGGTATGGTGGCGGTTTGAGCTCAAAAGTAATGAATAATACCATCAAATCTAACGATATTTGGAACTTTTACCAGGCAAAAAGCATCAAACAGACCCAGTATGAACTAGCCGCACAAACTACCAACGATCCAGTTAAAGCTAAAAAGTTTAGTGAAAAGGCCGCTAGTTATGAATTGGGCGATGAAGGCAAACCAGCATTGTTTGCGGCCGCTAAGAAATTAGAAGCAGAACGTGATCTAGCTAAAAAGAAATCACCATGGATTGGCTACGCTGGCACAGCTTATCAATTGTCAATTGTACTATTATCAGCAAGTATCTTATCAGTTAGTATGATGCTGTTTTGGTCGAGTTTTGGTGTTGCGGCTGTTGGTGTACTATTAATGTTACAAGGTTGTTTCTTGTTCTTCTAATATGACACAGCGCGAATTAGCAGATAAAATAGCATCATACCTAATGTTTGCAATGATCGTTGGTGCTATCTTGTTGGGTATTTTTACAGGTAAGTAAACATGGATATTGTAGAGTTAATCAATAAGTATGGCTTCCCCATTGTTATGGCAGTGGGCATGGGCTATATTATCAAATACGTATGGGAGTGGTCAACCAAGGAAGTTAAGCCCGTGATCAGTGACGCTAACACTGTGTTGATTGCGCTTATTGATCGTATACGTATGTTAGACAATGATCTAATACGCTTAAATCAAAAAGTTAATACAGTATTACACCTACGAGGTAAAACTATCGAATATGAGCGTGTAGAAGCTGAAAAAGCAATTAATGATATTAGCAAGCATAAGAAATCAGAAGACGATATGGCCGCTTCAGGTGGCGACAGTTAACGTGTAATTAGTTCTTCTGCTTCTGGGAAGCGTGTGCGAGTATTACGGCTTCCTAGTAGGGCAATTATACGCTGACCCAACTGCGTATTCATTAGCATTACCAAACATCCACCACTTGAATTAATAAATCCTGTTTTACTTACTACAACATCATCGTCGTGCTGTCTAACAATAGGGCTAGTGTTCCATGCCTGATACCAATGTTTCTTTACTTTAATTTCAACACTGGGTTTAGTAGCATCTACAACATCCGGGTAACCTTTGGCCATAATAATAAGTTTAATTAAGTCTCGAGCTGTGCTGACATTAGTTTCTTCTAGTCCAGTTGGATCAGTGTAGTGTGTGCTGGTCATGCCAAGATTCGAGGCCTTAAGATTCATAGCTTCTATACACTTATCTACTCCACCAGGATATGCCGCGCACAAAGTATAGGCTGCAAAGTTATCGCTTTTAACCATAGCAAGATCAATTAAGTCCTGACGAGTAAGTGCCTTTACGCTATGAGGTAAGTGAGTATGATATTGTCGAGCCAGCTTATAGTTCAATGTAATTACATCGTCTAAAGGTTGTTTAGCATCTAACACAACCATCACAGTCATTAGTTTAGTAATACTAGCAATAGGTCGTGGTTGATCAGCATCTTTTTCGACAACAACTTGTCCTTGTGTGTCGGTTACAAGATAGCTTTTAGCTGTGACAGCATGTGCGTTAATAGAGACTAAGAACAACAATGATAATAGATATTTCATTGTCTTATTTCTCGTGGGCCACAAATTCGCCATTCCAGTCATCTGGTAGATCTTGTTGTTTCATAAACTCACAGCGTTCAATCCAAATCTTATAGTACTTGTCCATTTGTCCACCAAATAGTCCTTTCATCTGACTGCACATCTTGGCAGCTTCATCAAACTTCTTAGCCTTATATAGTGCGTGCATTTCGTCATGTGCTTCTTTATCTTTAGTATAGTCTGCACCTCGAGTACGCAATACTGTGTAGATTAAGTCTGCTACAGTCTTGCCTTTTGGCTGTAAGTTATCTAGTAACAAGTAGAAGAAGTCATCCTTGGTACGGTTGTATGTTTCAGCACCAATAATACATAGTACACCATATGCTTTACAACGTGCTTCTAGTCGTGCCGCAGTACTAACCATGTCACCTAAGATGTCATAGCCGTGTCGTTCTGTGCTACCCATTTCACCAATGAAACCGATACCTGTGTTACAACCCCAGCCCATGGCCGCTGGTGGTAGACCTTGTGCTTCCATTTCTTTGGTGTAGGCATCAACCGCATCTAACATTTCTAATCCAACTTTAACGATAGTGTGTGCGTGATTAACATCATCGATTGGCGCACCGTGAATGTGCATACTTGCATCACCTACATACTTAATAACCATACCGTTATTATCAATAATAGGACGACTAATACTATCCATATAGCCATTCATATACTTTGTAAGTCCTGCAACATCATCACCGTAGTGTTCGCCGATTGGAGTAAAGCCACGTAGGTCACTGAACATAACACTTACGTCTTTGCGCACGCCGCGTTTAATAAGCTCTGGATCTTTTTGTAGCATCTCTACTACTTCTTTAGAGCAGTAGCCGGCAAACTGTTTCTTAATTGCCTGTTTCTGTAGGAATTCGCTGATGAACTTAACACCATAAGCATGTAGCATAACTAGTACACCACCAGCTACAGGTACAATAGCATCAACTAGGAATTTATAGTGTGCGAAGATATACATACTCGCTGGCACTAAACTAGCAAGCAATACAACGCCTACACCTAAACCCACATATACCCAGCGACTTAAGGCTAAGATGATTAAACTAATTAATACCAATGCCAATAGCTCAGCACCAGGTGCCCAGTCTGGTCGTTCGATACTTACATTATTGGCCAATGTACCAATAACAGCGGCCTGCATGTCCTGTGGCCAAATACTGCCAATACTTGTTGGAACTGGATTACCTAGGCCTGCGGCACTTAGGCCTACAATGACCACAGCACCACCAAAGTCTTTGGGTAAGTTAACTGCGGATACCTGTGTGTCTTTCTGTGACCAATCTACCCAGATACGACCTAAACTATCTGTGGCTATTGGATTAAAGCCAGGAACACGCATTTTCTCAACGCCGTTGGCATTTAGTTTAACTTGGAATGTTGAGGTGTTTACTAATACACGTAAGACTTCTAAAGGCACGCTTGGATACAAACTACCGTTACTAGCTACGAACAATGGTAGTCTGCGATTAACACCATCTACTTCTGGTAGTGTGTTGGCGATACCGACACCTGCGGCATTTTTTTCTAATTCTGGAATGTTGGCAATAATGCCTGGATAGTTAATGATAGTATCTAAATAGTCCGCACCAATTACAGCACTACCTGGTTTGCGAGGAATATTCTTATTGGCCTGTGCGGGCATGTTAGTAAGAATAACGTTATGTTGTGTTTGTAACACTGAAGCTAATACACTATCGCCGCCCTGACGATCCTTTTCTGGCATCATAACGTCCCAAACAACTAGGCCTGCGTTGCGAGCGTATAGCTGATCAATTAGATTAGCATAGATGTCACGCTTAAATGGCCACTGACCATATTTGTCAATAGTGGCTTCATCTATGTTTACTGTATAGATATTATTTTGAGTGGGCTTTTGGCCAGCAATAAGTGTGTCAAAGTACCTAAGCCTAACTGACTCTACAAATGTAGGTCCTTGGAATACTACAGCTACGATAAGGGCAAGTGTAATGAGAGCAGTCCACGGACTGACTAGGATTTTTTTAAATTTGTTCATCTTTCTAATATACTTCCTCTAAATGGACTGGCACAGACTTTTGGCGGGGATTGATAATCTTCTGGCCAGATTTCTTCTGGTGGTACGTACAATGTGTACGCTGGTTTGTTTGATGTAGTTTCGACTTGTTTAATAGTTTTTGCTGGTGCGGGCTGTACAGCACAGCCTGTGATTAATAATACGAATAATAACTGATATTTTAGCATAGATTAGTATTTATATGACGTTATTTCCTCGAACATGTAAATTTAATACAAAGTTTTCGATTAATAACTTAATGACAGTAGCGATGAGTATGGCTTCACCGTTTTCTGATTTGGAGTATTCTTCATAGAGTTCGTAGGTTTGACTACCGATGATTTGATATATGCGATCTTTATCTAAGGGCAAATCGTCCCAGTCAATTTCATCGCTAACTTCTACTTCTTTAGCAAGTTCAATGATTTGTTCTTGAGTTAATTTCATACATAGCCTTTATATGGTCCGGCGTGAGGGAATCGAACCCCCAACTAGGGAGTAGAAATCCCCTGTTATATCCATTTAACTAACACCGGATTTGGTGGGCCCACCTGGACTTGAACCAGGAATCTCCAAATTATGAGTTTGTTGCTTCAACCAATTAAGCTATAGGCCCTTAAAACTTGGCCGAGGGTATCCGATTCGAACGGATGGTACACATTTCTGGTACGACAGTTTAGCAAACTGCTGGTTTCGGCCAACTCACCCAACCCTCGATTTACTTTGGTGCAGGTAGTCAGAATCGAACTGACATGGCTTGCGCCGAGGCATTTTAAGTGCCTTGTGTATACCTATTTCACCATACCTGCAATTAATCTTTTTAATCGTTCATAGTTCCCACCTTTTGGAGCAAGACCCACTTCAATTAATGCTTGTCTTATATTACTACATTTTTCATATGCTGTCAAGAGATTTTTGTCACTAATTTTTTGTTTTCCTGTATTTTTATTTCTACCTTTGTAAGTATCAGTTTGACTATGACAATTAGGACACAGATATCTTAAATTTTCTAATCTATTATCGGTATTATTCCCATTAATATGATCTAAATCTAATACAATAGTTTCACTTTGCCAACTATCAATACCACATTTAGAACAACAATAATCTAATAAATTATCTTTAACTATTCTTTGTTTAATAATTTCGTTTGAATAATAACTATTCTCAACAAACATAACAGCATTAGGGGTCAATGATTTGCCTTTACTCCAGGCACTTGCTGGATTATATGTATATCCTTTTCTACCTTCGTTGTATGCTTTGAGTAACCCTTTTGAATTTTGTTTTCTTAAAATTTCACATCCTGCTGGGCGTTTACTACAACAATGTTTTCCGTTTTTTAATGTATGATTTGCTTCTTTACCACATCCATAATCACATAGCATATTAGTTCTCCTACTATAGTTATTTATACGGAATACGCAAATTTTAACTTAAAACATTATTGCCTAAATTTTGGCGGAAGGATGGCAGAATCGAACTCCTGGCCTTTCGGCTCCAGCGCATTTCAAGTGCGCGGTGATATCCCAGATCACATAACCTTCCAGTTGGGCGGTTTGCCGATCTCTCCTAACCTCGAATACATAATGTATCGGCTTTCTCCCAAACTTTAAAACTTTGGTGCTACCTCTTGGACTTGAACCAAGCACACCCGACTCTTCAGGCCGGTGCTCTACCAGATGAGCTAAGATAGCATTTAAACTAAACCTAAATAGTGCATAACTTTCCGTTTGACCATTGGATTAGGTGCTCGCCAATTACCTACATCGCGAAAACCCATCATGGTACCAACTTCTGCTACTGCACCGCTACGACTAACACCCATATGACAATGTACTACTACGTTCATACTATTGTCCCATGCGTGTTGTAATGCTTCAGCTATACCCTTTGCGTCTTCGTTGGTAATAGCTGCTTCAAAATAAAACTTATCATGATCACTATCATCTACATCTAAAAAGAAGAATTGACGCACTTCTTTGAAGTGATATTTTGGCTTAGGAAACTCTGTACCAGGATCTACGATTTGGATTAGCATACTGTTGAAGCCAGCATCGTGATGGTATCCATCTCTGACTTCCTTTAATCCAATATTTTCAATCCATGGTTTCATCATCTTCTTCATCCTTGTAATGTTCTGGATATTTGGCACGAACGGCAAAGTGCGTGCCCATTGCTCCAGCACAACTAAATTGTTTGCCTATCTTAAACTTTAATCCATTGAGTGTAAATGGTTTTAAAACTCTATCACCATTCCACCAACCACGTTGTATCTCAATATAACCCTGTTCACCTAGGTGCTCACGTAGTTTAGCAAACTCTGGGTGGTCTTCTGATCTACCTAAGGTAACAGTTCCCTTGCCCTGTAGAATCAGCAGTAATTCTTCATTGGTGGGCACACGACCATTTTTAGTATACTCATTCCATTCTTCGCGAATCTCTACACTGGTTAGGTATGCTGGGTCAATTGTAAAGTCCATTACCAAGTCTCACTTTTTAATATTTGTAGCAACAATTCTTGCTGTTCTTCTTTGGTTAACATTACATCCTGTTTTTCTCTATGCTTATACCAATAAAAATCTTTAGTGCCAGGGGTTAGTGCGACAATAGTATGTGCCTGAAAACTAATCGGTAAAGGGAGTTCGATATGGTTAACAACTAAGTATCTACCAACAGTTCTGTTAGGGTAAATGTAACCACGTATTAAAGTTTTATCATCTGGAAATTCACAGTAGTACATTATAGCCACCTTAACGCAAACATTGAAGCATCTGCGTCATGCTTAAATTGTATTGTAATTTTTCCATCGCCACAACTAACTACTAAAAAGTTAAAATGTTTTTCTATTTCTTTTTGCGTTGGGTATTTTCCGTTATGGCTAAAACTTGATCCAGCACGCCAAAATATTTCATCTGTAATATTAAGATAGTTATCCAACTTAACCCCACCGTAACATAAACATAGTATACGCAGGCTCAGCTTTGAACCAAATCGTTTCATTCATGTTAGTTTCCCAATCACTAATATCAAGATGCTGATAACACCAAGCAAGTATGGTGCTGAATTTATCTACACCATTATATTGCCATGTCATACCTTGCGCCCTTTGAACTTGGTATCTTTAGTTCCTCTACGTTTATACCAACCGTAAGGTTCACCGTTGGGTAACAGACCATTAATGACACCATCGGCACCCATTTCACCAACAAACACTAAAGGCTCTTCAACATGTCGACGAAGAGCCTCACGTGCCTCAACCCAACTTGGTTGTTTAGAAGTCATAGTCTTTTGATTCATATTCATTTGCTTGTAGTATTTCCCAAGTCATAGACTTTTGGAACTTTTCATATGCTGGTCCTTTACGTAACCAATCAGCAACAATGTCTTGACTGCCCCAACTACCAGGTGGAGCCAATTCCTGTAACCAGTTTAGATATTCTTGTAAACGTGTTTTGTTCCAATGATCAGCACGTGCGATAACGTCAGTCCAGGGGTCACAGCTTAACAAACTGGTTAAGAAACTACCTGGTGGTAGAGCATATAAGATATAGTTCTTAAGTGCTTCTTGACTTACATCAGGTAAATCACTTAGCCCATTCCAATCCCATTTAGTTTTCATTTATCCGACTCCCTCGCTTTCTTAGTTCTTTAATCAAGCCCTCGTAGGCTTTGGTATCTGTTTGCTCTAATCGTTCTAACATATTAATACAGTTAATAATATAACCTGTTTCCATATCAGATATTAATAATACCTTGCGTTCTTTAGTTAGCCATGTCGCATAGTGCATTCTGCGGTACTCTTTAAAGTCCGCATTGTTAGGCGTACTTAATATGTCCCAGGCTAATTGTTCATCTTCTGTCACTTAGAAGCTCTCATCTGCTGTAGCATACATGTATTCAATATGCTTGACTTGATCATACCATTCAGCAAATCTTTCAACTGTCCACTGCCCAGATAATACCATAGCATAGGCTGTTTCAGCATCTTCTGCTTCTTGGAACTTTGTGTATGTGTTTTTATTTTTCATATGTGTATTATACAGTCAATTTACCAAAATGTCAATCAAAATAAAAGCCCTACTGGGCTTAATAAATGGGGACAAGTATGGAATTCGAATCCATCCTACCGGAACCACAAACCGGTGTGCTATCCGCTAACACTAACTTCTCCATCGATAAACTTTTTCAAATCATTAATTGCTTGCTGTTTATTAGATACAACTGTTTTCCATCTAAATCTTAATATAGTCCATCCTCGTTCAGCTAACCACTCGGTGCGTTTAATATCTTTAATTCGTTCTTCTTCAAATCTATAGTGGGTTTCGCCATCGACTTCTACATACTTCTTTGAGTCTGGCCAGGCAAAATCCAATGAGTATCTACCTTCTCTATACTGCGGTGTAAAGTTTTGATTAGTTAGGTTGGATTTAATAACTGTTTCAAACCATTGTTCAGGATATGATCGTTGTTTGTATCGTTCGTTATGTCCAAGTGTGTATGCTAATCCTTCTTTATGTCTCTGCGTCATTCGCATACTTTGTTGTTTCTTAAACTCATCACTGTGAACTTGTATCGGAGTTTTAGTTCGTGCTAATTTCCTAATTTCAGCGTCTGTTCTTGGCACAAATATCCCATTGTTCTTTGCGTGAGTAAGTTGAGTTCTACTAACTATTTTTTGTTCTTTAAGTTCTTTTTCAGATAACCCGCTATCATACAAACTTTGTACATGAGCCCAATCAATTGATGTGTTATCTATAGTAAATATTCGTAAAATACCATTTTTCTTTAAGTGACGCCAAACTGTATTAACATTACAGTCTAATGCTTTTGCTATATCAACATTAGATAAGCCGGTAGCATATAACTCCATCACTTTAGAGTTCATTATTTTAGCAAGTTCAGTATAATTTTTATTCATACTATTATTTATCTAATGTTGTGTGCTACCACTACATTATAGATATTATCTGGAGCCTTCAAAGGGTTACGATCCCTTGACCTCTCGTTGGCAACGAGAAATTTTACCATTAAACTATGAAGGCATAAAACTGGCACGCCTGGTAGGACTCGAACCTACATCTTCCTCCATTACCTTTGTTCTCGTTCGTAGCGAGAGGGGGTACAGGCGTATTGGTGGTAATAACTAGATTTGAACTAGTGACCTTATCCGTATGAAGGATCTGCTCTACCAACTAAGCTATATTACCGTGGAGCACAGGGCCGGATTTGAACCGGCGGCTTTAGGGATTTGCAGTCCCTTGCATTGGGCCACTCTGCCACCTGTGCATTTTATACATTAAAGTGTACTCTATACTGTACAATTTAAGACATTTTGTACATTATACTGTACAAATTATGTTTGGCTCCGGTGGAGAGAATCGAACTCCCACTAACGGTTTTGGAGACCGCCGCACTGCCATTATACTACACCGGAATAGTTGGAGTTATCCCCCAGGATGCCCGTAGCCCTATGCGTCCATAGGGTTCACTGGTAAATTCCAGCTATAAGTGGAGTTTTCTCCCACTTATCATGGGACTCGCATGCTCCGGACTGTTCTTTATTTATGAATTTGTTAGCTGTTAGTTACACTTAATTCACTAACCAATATACACTTAAGTATACTGCTACAGACATCAGGTACACTATAGAAGGATTAAGTATAATCTATAGTCACATATGGTCACTGTACACACACTAACAAAACTGGCAGGCCCACCTAGAATCGAACTAGGACTAACAGGATCAAAACCTGTTGTGCTACCACTACACCATGAGCCAATTAAACTTTACTACTGGTGCTCCCACCTGGTATCGATCCAGGGTTACTACATTACCAATGTAGCGTAATGCCTTTATACTATGAGAGCGTAACTGGTACCCCCACCCGGAGTCGAACCGAGATTGGCCAATTATCTGTTGCGCACGGGATATAAATCCGCTGTTTTACCATTAAACTATAGGGGCATATAAACTATGCCGCTATAATTTCTTTTAGTCGGTCAGC